TCTCCACCCGCGCGGCCGCGCCAGCCTGCGCGCGCACAGCTGCGTAGGCGACTTCTTGGAAGGTGAGATCGGGACTGCTCATCTGTTGCCGGCCTTGCTCACCACGACGATGACGGCGCGTTCGATACGATCGAGCATGCTCGGCAGCAACCGCTGAAACGTCGGCGATATGAAGGGCTGCGCTCGGCTGTGCTTCGTGCCAAACTCAGCCCACAGAGCTTCGAAGCCGCCTTTCAGCCACGCCCGTCGAAAGCCAGCGCGCTTGGGTGAGTAGCCGACCGCAACAGCGAGCTGATCGCGCGACACCTGGCCGGTCGAAGCAGCCGCCAGGCGTCCGGTATCCTTCGGTGCTGCCTCACTGATCGCACTGGCAAGCTCCGGTGCAATCTCAGCAAACGCATGGCTAAGCTCTTCGCGCACATCCGGTTCGATCTGACGCAGCTTGCGCCGAAGCGACCCAACATTTTGGACCCTGCTCGCCACGGCCTCACCCCTGAATCACGGCGCCGGCCTCGGCGACGATCTCGAGAAACATGGCGCGCGGCGCAGCCTGGCGTATCGCGCGAATGTTGAGCTGCACGTGACCGCCGGTGAGCCAGACGATATGATCTGCCGTCGTCAGATCGGTCGGCTTGTCGTCGGCGTAGATCGTCACCAGGAAGGTTGTAGAGCCGAACTGCCGCCCGGCCTGCTCGCCTTCACGGCCGTCGACGGGCCGAACCTCGGCGAATGGCGTGCCGATGATTGAATCGGTGAAGTCGTAGCCGCCCGAAGCCTTCTGCACTCGCGTCCGGCGCACGAACCAAAGCTCTTCGGTCAGCTTGCCCGCGTCCATCATGTGAACTCCACCACGCGGTGGCGTGACAGGAGCCGCGCCTCGGTGTCGTTCATGTCAACGCTGAGTTCGGCCGCGGGCCCGCGGTAGAAAAGTCGCTCGATCATCAGGAGTGCGGCCTGTCGAATGGGCTTCGGAACATCGCTCGCCGTGCCATAGCCGCATCGGAACGTCACCTGTATGGCATCCGGCCGCACGTAGGTCACCGGGAATATGCCGAGCTGCGCGCGCTCCACGCGACCTAGCAGGCCGTCCGTATACGCGACATAATTCACGGGGTCGAGCGTCTGCAGAACGTTGCTGATATCGTAGTATTGGATCGACTGCACCGACTGCAAGCGAGGCAGCGGCAAGAGCAGAGCGCAATAGGGCCACTCGCAAATTGTCAACTTCCAATCTTGGGTGAGAAGCGCACGCCGCAAATAGCTGTTGGGGCCGTCGAGAAACTCGGTGACGGTGTCGGCCAGGCTTCTGATGTAGGTGTCCTGCGTAATGCTGCCGATGCGCAAATGGCTCTTGATCAGCGTCAGGTCGGCGAAGAAATCGGCCGGCGCTGCTGTCCTGACAAGATCCATTTGCGCACCTGCTTTTTCTAGAGGCTCGAGACGCTAGGTCGCCGGCGTGAAGTCGACGTAGAATGTGGCGCCTGGCTTGAACACGTCGATCAGCGCCGGATTGTCGACCGTGAACTCGGCAGACGCGGTCGGTGTGAATTTCTGAAACTTCAGATCCTCGGGAATCTTGTCGTCATATTGGGCGATGAAATTCACCTTGCGCAGGGAGCCACCCCAATCGGTGACCGACTGTACAGACAGCTTCGCTGACTTGCATGAGAGTTTCCTTTCAAGGGGCGACGCCTCGCCGAAGCGAGGCGCCTCGCCGGCTAGGGGTTATGGCTGTGCGGCTTCCGGCGTCAGATACGACTTGGCGAGCAGGCACGTGATAGAGATTGGCGTGCCGGTGCCGTGCGTGCCGCTGAAGTCTGCTGTCATTCGCGTGTAGCGCTTGCTGCCTCGGTAGCCGAAGCGATGCACAGACGCCGCCGCGTGCGCGGTGATCAGCGACTTGAGAATGCCGTTGGTCACCCCGGTGACCCCGAGCACATCGGCGTCTGCGACCTTGGTGGCATCCGCCAGCGCGGCATCGTCGCCGTGCTCGAGAAAGAACTCGATCTTGTTCGTTCCGTCGAAGGTAATGCCGCCGATACCGATATCGATCTCATAGACGGCGGCACGGCGGCCGACGTGATCGATGATTGCGCCGACCTTGTCGGCCGCCGCAACGATTGCTCCGACCGACAGCGTTCGCATGGTCTGCGAATAGAGGTCTCTCATGGGCATGGGAGTCGTTCCTTGCAGAAAGGGTTGGAAGAGCAGCGACCTGGCGAACCGGGCCGCATCACGCAGGGCTTACGCCTCGCACTTCAGGAGCTTGATTGCGTCGAAGTCCTGCACACCACCGCCGACGCGCTTGGTCGTATAGAACAGCACGTAAGGCTTCTTGGTGTAGGGGTCGCGCAGGACGGTGATACCGGCGCGGTCGACGATCAGATATCCGCGCAGGAAGTTGCCGAACGCCACCGGGAACGTGTTCGCGCCAATGTCCGGGAAGTTGTCATCCTGCTCGGTTGGATATCCGAGCAAGACCGACGGCTCGTCGACCTGATTGGACGGCTGCCACAAATAGTTGCCGTTGAGATCCTTCAGGATGCTGATCGCAAACAGCGTGTTGCGATTCATGACGAAGGTTGCGCCGGGGGTGTATCCCGACTTGAGTCCGAAGATCAGCGCCTTGAGCTGATCGACGCCGTTGTGCGTGCCGTCGGTGATGTTCGCGGCAACTCCGGTCTTGATATAGCCGAGCTTGCCCCACACATAGGCCGAGTTGAGCACCTTCGTGTAGAACGTGCCGATCAGGCCCATGGGCTTCTTGTTGCCGTCGCCGGTGGCGAAGGCCGCACCTTCCTGCTCGCCGAAGGTGATCTGCACTTCCTCGCCGAGCCACGCGCCGATGGCGATGCGGGCGTCGTCGAGCAAGTTCTGCGTCGCGCCGGGCTGCGCATAGAGTTCCATTGCCGGGAAGTCGAGCTCAGACAACGTCGGCGTCGCAGTCTCGGGGCGGCTGTCCTTCTCGCCCACCCACCCGTAGCCGGTGCCGGCGAGATTATGAGGCTTCTTGTAGTTGCCGGTACTGATCGTGCGCACGCGCGCGAGACGACGCAGGACCGACACGGTGCCGAGCACGCGAGTGATCTCGGTCTCGACTTCCTCCGGCACGACATAGCCGCCGTCGGGGTTGCTGTCGGTCGACAAGGCGGCAGCAATCTCGAGCTGTCGCATGGCCTTGGCGCCGGGGTCTTGGGCATGCCGGAACCATCCGTCGAACGCAAGAGCGTGCGCCTCGATATCCTTCGACTTCTTGAGCTTGCCGCCGATGCTGCCCATGCGGGCCGCAGCGAGATCCGCACTCAGTTGGCTGACCGTCGCCTGCAGGGTCGTCACGTCGGTGCCGATGCGCTCGACTTGCTCGCGCGCAATAACGTCGTCTCGGCCTCTCGCCTGCGCGGCGATCAGCTCGGCGTGCTTCGTGCGCATCTCGGCGACGGCAGTATTGAGATTGGTCAGGAGGGCCGTAACCTCCACCAGGCTCGGCGTAGTGACGCCAGCCGCTACCGCGGCGTTGCCGCGAATGGGCAGGCCGCGACTATGCAGGCGCAGTGGCTGCGGGTGCGCTACTCTCAGTTGCATGGAACAGACCTTTCAGGGTGGCCGTCAATTGCTCGACGGCTGCGTTGAACCGCGAAAGGTCTTCCACTGCCTGCGCATCCGGCGCTGCCGTCTGCGTCTCGACGTTCTCGACTGTGCCTTTCGCCGAGTTCTTCAATACCGAAGGCACATTAAAATACGCTGAGAGGTCGAAGCGCGTGCTTGCCTTCACGTCGCTGCGAACGCTCTCGTCGGCGAAGCCGAGCTCGACGGCCTTGTCGCCGTCCATCCATGTCTCGTCGTCCATCATCTCGGCAATCTCGTCTACCGACATGCCGCTGCGCTCGGCGTAGGTGCGGGCAAGCGCGGCGTCTACGCGCTCGAGCACGCTCGACGCCTTGGCAAGTTCGTTGCGATCACCAGCGATGCCAACCCACGCGTTGTGGATCATGATGAAAGCGTTGTGCGCCACCTGGATCGTGTCGCCGCCCATGGCGAGGATCGATGCGGCAGACGCGGCCAGGCCGGTGACTTCGACGCCAATGTGGCCGCCGTTGCGGCGAAACGCGAGCATGTCGTTGTACATCGCGATGCCGTCGAAGACGTAGCCGCCGGGCGAGTTGATGCGAACACGTATGTTCTTCGTCTTCACCGCCTTGAGGGTCGCGCGGAAGTTCGCGGCGTTGACGCCGTATCCTCCGATGACATCGTAAATGTCAATCTCGGTCATGTCGGCCGAGGCTGCCTTGACAGTGAAGTGCACGTCGACCGGCCGCGGCAAGCCCTCGCTGGCGTCGACGATCTTCGGCAGCCGATCGCGGATAGGCGCCGGCATCTTGGTTGTGGCGAGTGCCTTCGGGGCAAGAGCCTTGCTAGGCCGCTTGCCGCCCGCCCGCGGGATCTTGGCCTTTCGAGCCATTGCCTTTGTCTCCGGTTACTGGTGCTTGCGCAGGTGCGCTCGCTGGAAACTCATTGCCGCCGGCCACCGGGGCCATGCCCTCGCGACGGCGCCATTCGTTCGGCAGCAACACCTTGTTGCGTGCCATGATCTCATTGCCCTGCTGCCGCACGTAGAACTCGGCGCGGGTGAGCGGCTCGGTGTCGAAGCGAAACTGATAGTTGTCCTGCTCGGTCGGCGTGAGCAGCGAGCAGTCGGCGCCGAGCGTGATGTTCGTGAGCCAGGACAGCAGCGTGTAGGTCACGAAGTTGACGCCTTGCACTTCGATGCCGGAACCCCACGACGTGCCGCGCTCCACGTCGCCGTACATGTGCGGGGGCACACCGAAAAACATTCCGATATCGGAGCGTTGGAACTTCCGCGACTCAATGAATTGCGCTTCATCCGCAGTCATGCCGACCTTGGAAAACTTCATTCCTTCCTCGAGCAAGATCGTCTTGCCTGCATTCTCGGCGCCGGCATAAAGACTGTCGAAGCTCTCACGCAAACGCTTCGCGGCGTCGCCGCTCAGCTGCTGCGGATGCTCGAGCACGCCGCCGACGTTCGCGCCGTTGCGCAGGATCTTGCTGCCGTGCTTCTCAGCCTGCAGCGCCACCCCGATCGCCTGCGCAGCCGCGGTGATCACAGACAGGCCAACAAGGCCGTCAGTGTTGAGAGAGCGAAGGTGGAAAATCTCGCCCTGTCGAAAGTCGGAGAACGTGCCGTCTGGCTTCTGATAGCGATACTTGATCTCGAGCGTCGCTTCGTCCTGCGTCACTTCCATGGCGCGAGGATTGGCGAACGGCAGAAGCTCTTTGATCTCGGTTCCAAGACGCCGCACCAGGCAATAGAAGTTACCGGCCAGCACAAGGTGCGTCATCGCCAACCGCTTCCATTCGAAAGCGGTGTGCATCCGGCTCGGCTTCAAGCGCACCAGGCGATCGAGCGAGTGATTGAACGCAAGCTCGGTCTTCTCTTCGGTGGTGCCGGCGCCGGTGATGCGGTGTAGCCGCAGCGGCAGAATGGCGACGCTCTCGGCGAGGATGCGGGTGCAGGCGTAGACCGTGCCAACGCGAAGAGCAGTGTCCTGATTGACGTTGGCCGGGTTGTCGCCGACGAACATGCGCCGGAGCATCTCCGACAGCTCTTGCGGCGTCGTCGCGCGCTTGGTCTCGCCCTGACCCTGCGCACGGACGCGCGGCCTAGAAGGCGATGACGCCCCTTTGCTCGTAGACCGACGGGGTTTGCGGGGCTTCCGGCTCAAGTCGATTCAACCCTGATACTGCCATGGCCAAAGCAACGGCACCGTCGATACGCCGCGTTTCCCGCTTCTTGTCGAACTTCCGGTTGCCTGCATCGTCTCGCGTCAGCTTAACGTTAGACATGCAGTAGGTCAATACAGGATTGCCGTCGTGGCGAAGCTTGTGTGTTACTGCGAGTTCTTCAAGGTTGTCTATTGCAGGCGCCATATCTTTGTAACCCTGGCCGTGAGGTACTAGCTTAAATCTGCGGCCGGCCCATCGCACCCACTCCACCTTGGGATCTTCCTTGTCCTGCTCGATCACCGCGCCGGCTCGCTCGAGCTCCCGCTTGAAATCGTGGATACGCCAGCGATCAAAGGTGAGCTGCACAAGGTTGTATGTCTCGGCCAGCTTGAGCACGTCCTTCGCCACCACGGCGAAGCTGACGGACTTGCCGGGAATATCGCGCAAGTGCTTCTGCTCGGCCCACAGCAGATAGGGCGCCTTGTCCGTGCCGGCCCGCTCCTGCAGCGTGTCGGCCGGCGTCCAGAACCACGCCTTGACCGGAACAATCAGCGGTAGATCGAACGCGCCGACGCCGGCCGTGAGGTCTTGCCGGGACGACAGATCGAGCCCGAGATGCATCGGAGCCGCGCGCAGCAGGTCATCTGAAATGGTCTCAAGGCACGCACGCCAGTCCGACGATTTGATGAAAGCGTGCTGGCCGTCCACGCGCTGATTGAGATGCAGATTGCAGAAGGCCGCCTCGGCCGCGGCGGTGCGCCGCGCCTTGGCGGCTCGCGCCTGCATATCGGCCAGCACCTTGAAGTCGCCGAGGGCAGGATTTGCGAGATACCAATTGCGCTCGTCGTATATGTCGACCTGGCGCTTACCGTCGACGACAACGATGCCGGGAACGGGCCCGAATGTCTCGTCGTCGGGGTCTTCGGGCAGGGCGAACACCCACCCGAAGAACTGCGGGTCGACGAGTAAGCCTCGCATCTGCTGCAGCGCGTCGTCGGCGAGCTCCGACATGATGCTGTTGGGGTCGCTGCTCTGCGTTGAGATGGCGAGCAGCAAGCCTTCTTCCTGCGCGCCGAACGCAGTTGACAGCACGTCATATAGCTCCCGGTTGGGTGCCTGCGCGAGCTCGTCGTAGATGCAGAACAGCGGGTTGCCGCCGTGCTGCCGGCGGGCGTCCGCCGTCAACGCCTTGTATTGGCTGCCGAGATGATAGCAAACGATGATCTTCTGAGTATCGACGCACTTGCACATCTGGCTAAGCTCGTCGTCGAGCTCCACCATTTGCCGGACCATCTTGTAAATGATGGCGGCCTGATCCTTGTCGCTCGCCGCGCTGAGTACCTCGCCGTTTAAACGCGCCTCGGGACCGACGAGAAACACCAGCACCAGCGCGGCCGCGAGCGCGGTCTTCGCATTCTTGCGCGCCATGGACCATATGGCCGTGCGGATACGCCGGCGGCCGCGATCGTCCTCCGGATCGAAAGTGCAGCGAATGAGATCCTTCTGCCAGGATCGGAGCTTCATCGGCTGACCCTGACCGACGCCTGACGGAATCTTCAGCTTCTCAATGAACTCGATCACCGCGTCGGAGCGCCGGCACTTGCCGCGCCCGGGCGCCACCGCCTTGGCCGCTGCGGCTAAGGCTACGTGGGACGCGTAGCTAGGAGGCCGCCGAACTTGCTGGTTGGCTTTTCGTCGCGCTGCGGGAGCTGCAAGCGGGCCCGCACTCCCGGCGCCAGGCCGAGCCGGTCGGCGCACTTCAGGACTGTTTCGCTTGCTGACTTCCATACACTCACGGCCGGGTTAGGCTGCTCGACTTCGTAGGTATCGCCGCTCTTGTTGGTTCGTTCTACCTGAATTGTGATGCCGCGAGCAAGTATATCCGCGTGCGCCTCATGCATGAGCGCCAGGGCCTGCACGTAGAGACAGAGCAACGCACTGTCGAGCGCATTGTAGAAGTCCGGCGGCACGGCCGCAATTATTCGGTTCCACTCTGCAAGTTGTAGAGGGTCGTCGAGCACAGCCGTCGGCATTGCTGGCGGCAGATCACTGGCAATCTTCATCCCGTCGAGATCAACGTACATGCGCGGCCGGGTGCCCTCGAGCAGGTGCTGAGCGAGCGGCTTGGGTTTGCGGCCGACCTTGGCCATGTCATTTTGCCGGCGTCGAAGTGATGTGATTATAGGCTGCCCACACCGACGCGAGAGTGCTGAGCCCAACGCTCGCGGCGGCCGTGACGGCGGCTATGATTTCCGGCGCAGACTTCGACCATACGATGGCGCCGGCCGAGATCACGCCTGACATGAGGCCAGTCGCGGCGAGGCCAAAGCCTATCCATTCTTTCTGCGTGAACTGCATTTTTCTCGCCTTAAGTAAGTTGTAGGAGCTTTTCACTCATAGAATGTCGAAACTGGCTCCGTGAC